TTTTTCCACTTCCTCCTCCAACCCCGGCCCATTCCAAGGCTCCCCCGATTGCCCCCCCCACGGCGCCGACTGCTTTGCCAGCCAACTCCAAAGCCTTCCCGCCGATCTTCATCACCTTGCCAAAAATCTTTTCGATAACTTTCCCCATGTCGGTGAAAGCCTTTAGCAGCGTTTTCACCAGGCGCCCCATCGAATCAAAAACGCGCTCAACTGCTTTGCCCATTGATTCCACCACATTCACAATACCCTCAAAAACGATTGTGAAAATATCGGCAATGCCCTGGAGCACTACCCCGACCACTTCTTTGAACGTCTGGAAGATTTTGAAAATTGTTTCCAGCACCGCTCTCACAAGCTTTTCAATAAATTCAAAAGCCCTTTTGAAATCTTTTGTGATGGTGCCCCCAAACAAAACCCAGTAGATGAAATCTTTGAGCTTCTGGAAAAGTCCAATGATGAAATCAATCACGCCGGTGATGACGTCTTTAACCATGTAAAAGCCCTCAACCATAAGCTCAGCACCAGAGCCGAAGATTTCTTTGATTCCAAAATAAAGCCATTTAAGAGTCCCCCAAATTGCTTTCAATCCTTCCACCACAGCCGCAACAAATCCGGAAACGATTGAGACTATAAACATAAAAGCCGGTTCCAAATAGAGAATCGCCTGAACAACTTTTGTGAGTATCATGATGCTGGCCTTGAGTCCTTCGATAAAAAAGAAAATGAAGGCGGCCGCAATCTTAAAGGCCAGGGGAAGGAGTTCAGACAAGGCGGGTGCAAGTTCCGTCAATAACCGCACCCCGATTTTCACAATCATCCCGAGCAACTTCATCAGGGAGCTAACAAATTTAACCGTGAGAACAATGATTGTCCCCAGGCTTTCAGTCAAAAATTCCAAAGCTTTTTTCCACCAAACCGTGCCCTCTACATTCTCCCCCACAGCCCCGGTCATATCACCGTACGCCCCGACCAGGGCAGCAATTTCCCCCATCAGTTCGTTTTTGATAGTTTTGAAAGCCCTAACAATTTCACCAATAGCCTCGGAGAAGCCTGGAATTGATGCAAGTAAGGAGCCGAGCTTTTCCCAGATTGTTTGCACCAAACTTGTGAAAGCATTTCCAACACCCCCGACAATTTTTCCCAATGTCTCCTTTATTACATCCCAAATTTTATACCAAAGAGATTGGATTGAATCTTTGAGAAAATACATCCGGAGCGTAATATATTCTACAAGCCATTTGAATTTGGCCGCTGATGGATCAATGAGAAAAGACATTGCTGCCGAAATAGTTTCCAGCACATCCTGCCAAACTGACCCAATGTGTCCGGCAACTTTTGAGAGGAAATGCACTACCAAAAAAAACTTGGAGTAGAGCAAAGTAAAATAGCCGGCCAGGGTAGTGAGCAAAGGGATAATCGTCGGGCTGAGCCCCACAATAATTTGGCCAATTTTTTGAATGGTGACGATGATGAGCTTGGCAATGGGAAGGAGGAAATTCCAAAGGTCCATCCACGGCATACTTCGGATCGCGTTCATTACCGCATCAAATGTAGGTTTCAAACCCATCACCCAAACGCGAGCAAAACCATTGATGATTTTGGCCCAGTTTATTCCATCAATGCCGGCAATGATCCGGGTGAAAATGGGGGTGATTTTATGAATCAAAGGTGCCAGGGCTTTCCCGAATTTAATCATGGCCACTTTCAAAGATGCGTGCATTTTTTCAAATGACCGCGACAGTCCTTGATCCATTTGCTGGAAGGCGGTCGGCATTTGGCCCGTTTGAGTTGTTATGCCGTGGAGCATCTGGGCAAATTCGCGCCCATCGTCTGAAGTTAAAGTAAGCACGCCACTGATGGCCTCCACTGATCCAAGCAGTTTTCGCATGGCTTGCATATCGCCATTGGTGGCGGTCTTTATCATGTTCATGGCTTTCACCAGGCCGCCCGGGCCGGCCATTACCTTTTTCAAATGTGAGACACTGAGCCCATATTTCGCAAACCACTGTGCGCTCCGGGTAGATGGGGCAATGATAGACTGAATGGCCGCCTTGAGTTGAGTCATTGTTTGGGCGGTCGGTGTGCCCCTCTTTGTCATCACGGCCGTAGCCGCTGAAATTTGTTCAAACCCAATTCCCGCCGCATTTGCTATCGGCAACACGTTGTAAAGTGTGGCAGATAACTGCTCAAAAGTTGTCACGCCCCCTTTTACTGTTGCAAACATCATATCTGCCACCTGGGCCGCTGTGATGTTTTCGGCGCCGTAAGTATTAACCACCGAGGAAAGAGCCTTCACGGCTGTCTCTGTATCCGATACGCCAGCCTTGCCGGCCATGATGGCCGTCTGCATAAATGAAAAAACATTATTGGGGGGAATTCCTGCCGATAAAGCCTGATAAAGAGCCGGCACAACCTCATCCGGTAGCACCCCCATTTTTTTTGACAGGGCAAGCGCCTGATCCCCCATTGCCCCCATTGCTTTTTTTGACATCCCAGGCACCAGGGTGAAAACCTCATTCATCCCCTTCTCAAATTTTGAAAATTCGCGGATTGATTTATATGCGAAATAGGCAACGGCAGCCCCGGCAATCAGCATCCCCGCCTTGATGAGTCTCCCCACCCTTGCCATCGTGGACCGCGCCCAGGCAATCATTCGCGCCGCTGCCGCTTTTAATCCCACCGCCAGCCTTTTACTGTTCACCCCCAGGATGGCCGTGACTGAGAAAACTTTACCCGCCATGATTCTCCTTTTGTGCCTCGGCTATTGCAGCAATCATATCAGCCCGAACCTGGTCTGCATTAGGGCTGAAGCTTGAAGAATTTTTTCCCTCACTGGTTCGGTGCACCATTGCCTTGGAAAGAATACAGGCACGCTCTATGGGCATCTCCATAATGGCATCTGATGTCCAATGGTATTGGCTGGCAAATGCGTCAATGAGTTCCGGCAGCCAATTAGGCTGAATCCCTCCCTCATCGGCAGAGCCCATATTTTCACCCACGGCCACCATGTATTCGGCAATCAGGTTGGCATATTTTCGCCAGTCGATGAGGTAGTTATTCCAGCAGAATTTTTTCCCTGCCCATTCACCCACCCGAAAGCCTGGCGAATTGATCCACAGAAACGCCAGGACATCTTCTTTGGTGGGTTCAATTTCGCCCGTGACAAAAGGAGAATTTATCTGCTCCAACCAGAGCAGTCTTTCAATTGTCAGCGGCGCAATCTCAAAGCGGCCGAGCGGGACTATTATTGGCAAAAACGATAACGCAACTTGAGCGCGATCCTTTTCCCGTGCCTCGGCCAGCTTTGGTTTGAACGCTGTCCAAACCTCAGCAGCCGTTTCCATCAGTTTATTTTTTCGTATCCGCTAACTGAACACTTCGCATAGTCGCCAGAGCTTTGGGCGTCGCCCACTTCGGTGATGACATAGGTTGAATTATTCCGGCCGTTGGTGGCGCTGGTGACCATCTCCTGGCCAATGGTGGGGTTCGCCGTTGTTCCCGCTGCATATTGCAATGAAGCTGAAAATTCTACCCGGTTGGGTACCACTACTGAGCCCAGGGGCTCACCGTTAGAATCGTTTACATCAACACGGTTTGAGCCGTAGGTGAATGACATAGATTCGCAAACATAGGTAACACTGTTAATCGTAACAGGGCTATCCTGAATTCCAAATGATTGAGTTCCCAAATGTTCCGGCTGGCTTTTTATCCAACCTCTCCGGGTTTCTCCGGAGTATCGGCATATCTTTTCAACTCATTCTGAGTTGTCGCGGCCTCGTGGCGGGATTATTTCACCCGCTATGCTCTGCCCCTGACGGTGTTCTTGCCCGCCTTCGGTTCGGGTTGGCTTACGGTTTCCCGCTTAGCGTCCCCGCTTAATTCCGCGATGACTATCCCAACCCTCACGAGTTGGGGCGACATTCTCTATCGCTGGTAATGGCCATAATTTATTTTCTCCCTTTTTCTCCTGTGTGCAAGTGAGGCCGGTTAAGCCTTAGCAGCATCAGTGCTGCTTCTTACTAAAGGGCGAAACGTCTACCTTAGGCCGGCCAGGCATCGTCCCGGATTTCAAACGTCAACTCATACATCAACTGCGTAACATTCATATCGCCATCCACCTCATAATCAGCGGCGGCCGGCATGAGTTTTTTTACGTCGTAATAAGGAAGATTTGAGCTCCCCCAATTTGCAGCGGTTCGCATGAGGGCCGTGCGAACTTTGGAACGATAGGTGGAATGATTGGCAGCGCCACCCGTGGCATTGTCGGTGATGACCCGGCATTGAAAAACGCCTGAGAATGCCCGGTAATCTTGAGAGGAGGAGGAGGCGCCGCCGTTGCGCGGGGCAAAGGGCTCCATGGCCGCATCCACAAAAAGTTGAATCTCTAACCTTGGCGCAATTAGGCTGTTTTCTATAACGGTGCGGAATACATCAATGCCCAGATCAGCATTCAAAAAAGTTACGGCAGCGGTTTCAAAATGATACTCGAAATTATTTAGGTCGTTGAGGTCAGTGGCGGCCATTAGCTATCTCCCTGGTAACGGCTTATGCAAGTGATTGTGAGAAGCACACCCCCATTGCCAATTGACGATTCCCAAACTTTGTAAGAGCGGGAGCCGGCGGTTAAAACCCACCCTTTTGATGGGTAAGTTGAAACCCCATTGATGTTGATAAAAAACCGCTGATCCACCATCTGCTCGCGGCCGTTCAATTCAACTTCGTACCGCTCGCGGAGAGCCTCCTGGGATGCGGTAAATTCCACCCCGACACTTGAGGAGGGAGTGACAGTGGTGAGAGTGACTTGGAAATCGTTATTGGCGAAATCCAAATCAGATGACAGTTGGCTGGTCGTTACGCTGGCCATGTGTAAACAAAACCCCGCCCCGGAAGGTCGGGACGGGGTTTCGTGTTATCCCCTAGCGGTTATCCCCTTGGCATTTAAGCTCCGGTGATTTTTTCCCCGGCATTGGCATTGATGATGATTTCATCAACGCAGTTGCGCACCCGGACAACGCTGGCGGGCGGTTGTTCAGTGCGGTAGGTTTCAGTAACAAACTGACCGCCTCGCGCATTGTACGCCAGGGTACGGCCGATGCCCCCGTTTGAGAATGGGCCATTGCCCAGGCTCGCAACGTAGTAGCTGGAAGTGGGCCAGATTTTTGTCGTTGTGCGGCTTTGGCCTTTGGCTGCTGAATTGTATCGCGTGTTGCAAACCACAACATCATCAACGCCCAGAACCCTGGCGACCTGATCAGTGGCCCAGGCAAAAGTGCCGCTGCCGTTGATCAGGTTTCTCATGTCATCAGTCTGGAGCATTTCCTGGTACAGACTCGCTTCGATGACTAAATGAATCCCCCGGAATATGCCGTTGGCATTTAGGCGCATCACAGCGTTGTTGATGTCCGCGATGGGCGTGGCGGTTGCCACAACACTCATGGCGGCCGTGGCGGCCGTAGAAGTGAAGCTGGCGCCACTAAGGGCCGTTGCAACGCGCAACTCATGGCCGACCATCAAATCATCTGCCAACTGGTTGGCGGTGACGGTGGCAATGTCCAGGAGGGCATCCGTTTGAGCATTGGCGATGTCTAAATCATCAAGGGAATTTTCCACTCCAAATTCTTGACAAGAAAAACTGGCGCTTTCATATTCACCGGAAGCCGATGCAAAGTTGGCGCCGGCTGCCCGGGGTTTGGAAATATCATTCTCAAATTGATTTCCTTTGATCAAAACATATTTGCCCGTTTGGGTATCGGAACCCTGAACCGGCAAAATGCGTGTGCCCACAAACTCCTGACGGTCAACCTCGTTGACTGCCTCGTTGATGATGGGGTTAAAACTCGCTGTGGATGATGCAAATACAGACATGATTTTTTTCTCCTTAAATTATGCGAGGAAGGTTTGGTGTGGAATCACTTCAATCACATCGCCGTCGGTGGATGATGCTTTGAGTGCCAGGCCGATTTTCGTGTTTGAGGTATCGGTGCCGACCTTCCCGCTGCCATCGAGATAGACAGTGGCAGCCACCGCGATTGTATCGCCTCCGGCTATCAACTGAATGGTGCCCCCGGTATTGAGCATTTGGACGCTGCCGTAGGCAGATGCGGCCACATCCTCAGTGACTGCTCCAATGCATTGCTCGGTGGCATTGTCGCCACTCACGGAGATTGTCCCGCTGGAGTCCACAGTCACTAAACTGTAAGCGGGGATTGCTACGGCAGTCGCTTGGAATGTGCGGTTGCCTGTGTTAAATGTAGTCGTGGACATTATTTCAGTGGGTTAGTTGTTTTTGAATAGTTCGGGATTTGTTTTTGCGATTGCCAGAACTGCCGTGCTTCGGCTGTCGCCTGGGTGTTGTTCTAAATGTTGGTTGATGAGATGCTTTTTGGCATCCTTGAGAGTGGTGAAAGCCGAGCCGGCTTTTTCAGCAATCGGGGCTGTGCCCTGGCTGAGTTTTTCCAATTCTTCCACCCGTGCTTTCAGGGCAGTAGATTCACCATCTTCGGAAGCTTCAGCCCTGGTATCCGGCACCCCGGTCATATCCATGACTTCGCGCAAGCGGTTCAGTGCAGCTTCCATGTGAGAATATAGTTCCTCAACAGCAGCGCGCATTTTTTCCTGATATTCATTATCAGGCTCCTCAAGCGCCTCTAGCTCATCGGCATCAGGCTTCTCATCGTCATCCCGATCCTCAGCGGCATCATCTTCCTGGGCTTCTTCTTCGCCTTGGTCCTCTTTGGCAATTTCATCTTCCTCGCCGCGCTCCTCATCCTTGCGGTCCTCCTCATCCTGCTCAGCCAGCTTTTTCTTTTTCTTCTTTGGCTTGGGTTGAGGCGCCGGGACAGTTGGCGCAACTTTTCCTTCCTCGGCGGCCACAGCGGCCTCATGCGCTTCGGAAGCTGACTCATCGAGGGCGACTACTGTTTTTTTCTTTTTAGAAGTTTTCATGTTGCTCTGCTCTCTACTATTTATCGAATTGTCTACCTTACCGCTGAACAGTGCCCCGTTGGCAGCCGGGGTATCCACAAAATCAGCGGAGGTAATTGCCAGGGGCCGGACTGTCGGAACACTGAAGCGGGCATTTTCTGGCGCCTCAAAACCAACATCCATTCCCATTTCTGATCCGTCTGCCATTTCCCAAAATAGTTGGCCTTCAAACACAATCGAAACCCCAAAGGATTCCGGCGCCACCTCGGCAATTTCAAAAAGCCGCTCATATTTTTCAGCCTCATATTTTTTGAAGCTTTCCAAGGCCACAAATTTGTTTGCCCTGATTTTGTCCTTGTCGCGGTAGAATTCCGAAAAGTAACCGGCCTCAGTTAACAGCCGATCCCCAGAGGCGCCGCCGTGTGAAACGTATGCCGGCAGCGATTTCCCGAGGAGAAGGGTGATTGAAGATTCCAAGGTTTTTTGTGAAATCATCATGTGATGGCCCTTGGCTTCCCCCGCTGAGATAATGGAGATGCCTTCGATGCGGCCGGCTTCCCGGTCAACCTTTGATGGGCTTTGAGCTTCCAGGCAGAAGTTTGTAAACGTGCTCCTTCCACTCAGGGCCGATGCCATTTCCTTATCCTCTGTTGCCATGTCCAAAAGCTTGCCGGCAGCATTGAAGATTTCCGTTTCCTCAGTTTGGCCGGCGCGGCTCCTAATGGCCTTCAGGCCGTTGATGCTCACATTCTTGAAATCACTGGTGAAGGGATATTTCCAATGCGCCTTAGTCTCGGGGTCAAATTCCGGGTCTTTCCCCAGGAACCATTTCCCGAAATCTTCCCAGCCATTTTTTTCAATATAGCTATTCGCGGTGGTGGCCGTTGGGCCGCTCCACTTGGCAGATTCCACAAACTCGCCCTGCCGAATTAAATCCCTGGCATGGTCAAAGCCAGAGTCATTTTTCGAGGTGGCTAGTTCAACAGCAATGGCAGAATGAGCAGACATCTTATTTGGATTTTTTAGATGGAGCCGGGGCCGGGGCGCCGCCTTTCTTTTGGCCGTCCGGCCATTTGTCTTGGGTGGCGAGGGTTTCAGCAAATGCCTGTTCTTCGTCTGTTAACTCTGCCAACTTTTTTGGGGTCGGTGCTTGCATATAGTCCCAGAATTTTTTTCTCATTATATTGGTTCTCCGTTTTGGTTTTTTTCGATTTCCGGGCTTTCCGGTTTCAGCGGTATATCCTCCCGCAATTCCGTGAGCTCGGTGAAATTGGCGTTTGCAAACGTGGGAAGCTGATTGAAGATTTCCCGGTAATCACCCACGCCAAATTCTTCCGCAACCTGTTTGGCGTCTGCGATGTTTTGCGCTTTGCGGCGCATAATGTTCAGGGCTGAATCCCCAAAGCTGCTGGCCACATCGTCCAGGCTCATGGCGCCGAGCCCCACATATTTCAAATCACTTTCGACCTGGCTGCTCCTGTTGATCCAGCGGAACCGGGGCGGCTGGAATCGTACCTGAAAAGGTTTTTTAACCTCAGCCGGAATTGACAGATCCCCATCCGCAACCCATTTAGAAACCCGCCACCGATAGATCCGATGCAATAAGCTGATGAGGCAATTCTGTTCTTCCTCCACGTTGGTCTGATACTGCATCACAACGCCCTGGCTGGCGCTGAATGAACTGCCGCCAATATCGCCCAGCATAAATTCGTAAGGCACCCCGATTGACGCGCCCACCTTTCGGAGCTCAAAAGCCAGCCATTGAATGCCGTCGACATTAGGCCGGCCGTTTGGGGCAATTGTTGAAACATCTTCCCCGGGCTCCAGATAATGAAAGGTGCCAGGTTCAAAATTTTCCAGCCGCCCTTCGGTGTCCTGTTCGTTTTCTGGTGCCCGGTTGGCCAATTCAAAATTCACGGACCCTTCCCGTTTTATAACCGCTGATAAACTGGCCGAAACCTTCGCGGCAATCATTTCAATTTGTTCGTACTCACTCACGTCCATCAGGGTATTGACTGAGGCCGCCAGGGTAGGAACGCCGCGCCATTGACTCGGGCGCATCCGTTTCATGTAGAGGGAAAAGTCAGAAGCCGGCACATTCACCACATTGGTCAAAACCCCGTTCACCCTCTGCCCAACCTGGTATTCAATCGGCCGGCCGTAGTCGTTAACGATGACGCCGTTTTTGTCCGGATCATCCTCGCTGAATCCGGTGCTGCCCATCGGCGACCCAATCCGCGACCCCTCAAAAACCTGAATCTGCCCATTATCCAAATAGAGCAAACCTATATCCCCAAAGAAAAGCGGTGCGTCCACAATCTCCTGTTGGAGCTCCGTCATGTTCATCATCCCGGTGATTTCCGGCGCCTTGCTCCATTCCTCCCATAGGTCCAAAATCTGTTCGTTATATTTTTCATTCGGGCTGGCGGGTTGTGGCTTTATCCCTGAACCCACAACGTCGGTGCGCTTCAGCCTGGAAATGCTTTTTACGATGGGATTGTTCCGCTTCATGTTGAGCAGATTCCCCACAAGCTCATCCCGGTCAAAAGCTGAAAGCTCAACATTCTCATCCCGGATTGGGTGATAGCCCTTCGCCTTCCGGTAACGATTTGAAACAACGGCATCATATCCGAACAAAATCCGGGCCGCTTTTTTTGCTCTATTCCAAACCTTCAATTCCATTTTTCAAAATCCACTCGGTTTTTGCCGTGCGCCTTTAGGCTTGTTGAACGCATTGCAATCAGGCGTTCCAGGTTTTCAATCTCAGCCCATAAATCTTTGCGGGAGGAATAGACAAAGGTGCGATCTCCCAGGGTGTAACTTGCCGAGGGGCTTGTGGATATTGCCGTGTATGCCGTGACCAGATTATCCCTGAGGGTGATCAGGGTGCTTTGTGCAATACGTTCCGCCATCTACTAAAGGCCGAAACGTCTACCTTGCCTTATGCGCGCACCTTTACGCCGGGGTATTTCTTCCCAATTCTGGCAGCAGATTTGAACACTCCCATTTTCATATTCGTTTGGAAAAACTTCTGGCGGCCGCCCATTGCTGATTTGATTGCGAAATGGCCCCTGGCATTTTTGTTCAAAGCGGCGATGGAATCGTTGTAAATTTTGATCCTGAATTTGAACATGGACGGCAGTTGTGTCCCGTTCTCTGTTGAGTTTTTCCTGAAACTTCTGGCCTGGAAGGCAATAGCTTTTTCAAGGCTGGCTTTTGATTTGAATTTTTTTGTGCTGAGTCGCGATTTTTGTGCCATTAGGAGCCAGGTGGCTTTCCCCGAAAACACTCTGGCCTTTGCGCGTTTTTTGTAGAAATCCAATTTCTTTTTCATCTCATCCCAAATGGGTTTGGGATAATAATTGGAGGTGTGATAACGCTTCCCTCTCATTGTAACGAACGGCACCAGATTTGGATTCTGCTCAATGGGGCCGGCCTTCCGGCTTTTCTTTGTAGAGCGTTTTATGGTGTACCGGGTTTGAATGTCTTTTTTGTCTGCCCGTTTTGTCAAAGTTGAAGCCCGCACCAAAATCGCCGCCGCTTCCGATTTTACTACCTCCGAGGCTGCAACCCCCTTTCCCATGCTCCGGCTTAGTTCTCCCAAATAGTTGTTAAACTCCCTGACATGGATTCGGTTGGTAAGCATCTCACTAAAGGGGCAAACATCTACCTTCTCGGAGAATTCAGCTTTTTTTTGGTGATGCACTTTTTTTTCGAGGGTCAATTTGTGTTAGTAACAGTCGGCTACTAACGGAAATTGACTCTGAAAAAAAAAGTGAATGGCCAAATTTTTCGGGATTTTTCGAAATGCACTTTTTTTTCGAGGGTCAATTTGTGTTAGTAGCCGACTGTTACTAACGGTTTTTGACTCTGAAAAAAAAAGTGAATGGCCAAATTTTTCGGGGGCAATGCGCTGAAAGCCCTGTTTTTGTGGGGTTTTTCGTTTTGTAGGCCGGGCTTCGCTTTCGCACAATATCTGCTCAGCGTATTTTTTTTCGAAATGCACTTTTTTTTTGGGGGTCAATTTGTGTTAGTAGCCGACTGTTACTAACGGTTTTTGACTCTGAAAAAAAAAGTGTATTCCTAAATTTTTCGGGATTTTTCGAAATGCACTTTTTTTTCGGGAGTCAATTTAGTAAGTGGGCAGTCTGTTACTAACGGAAATAAAAAGGGGGGCAAGTTCCTAATCTCGGAAATTGGCTTTTTTTATCCACAACCTCGGCCGACTTTTTTCACCATATTGATTTTTTAGAAGATTTTCTGGGACGGCTGGGACGGGCTTTAGAAGTCTTTGCCAGGTCTTTGCCCGTCCGGATGACGGCGCCGCCCAGGCCGAAAACATGGGAAAGGGTGAGAATGTACGTTTCACAATCCCAGTAATGATCTTGCCGGTGCCCTTCCACTACCCATTCAAATTTGACCTTCCCTTTCCGGTCCACTTTTTCCTTTTGATTAGTGGAAAGCATTTGCCGGATGTATTCCGAATCGGTTTCCTGGTAGGTGAACCAGTTCAAATTTGTCCCGTTGCGGCGTTTCAGCAACTCCCCCTGCCACACATCCTTGTTGACGTTCAGAATGTTGATTGATTTTTTAGAAAATTTCTTGTCCTTCATGGGGCTGAATGGATCTACCCCGGTCATCTTGTATGGGTGCGGCAATCGCTCCCAACCCCTGGCGCCAAACCAGAAAGGCCGGCGCGCATGGATCTCCTCATAAATTTCCTGAGTCCGGTAAGCCGTATCGCAAATGCCATAGGCGCATTCATAGGTTTCGGCCAGGGCCGTGAGGTCATCAAAGCTTGGCGCCGTGCCATGATCCACCAGCCAGCTTGTCCCGTCTTTGTCAAACCCCCGGACAACCCAAAAGAAAATGGACCGCTGCACATCAACCCCGATGATCCGATATTCACCACGAATATCGCCACGGGAATAATCACGCTCAAGCACGCGAAATGTGTCCGGGTCAATTGATCCCTCTTGCGGCCGGTACGGCTCAGCCAGCCAGCCATTCACAAAAGCTTGCATGGCGCCGGGGTTTGTCCTGGCCTTCAGGTATTCCACCGCCAGGCGGCCAAAAGTTAGAATCGGCGAATAAATAGAATTCAGGTGATAGCTTCGCACCCCTGATTCTGAGCTTGAGCTTGTCGGATTCCACTTGCCGTCGCGGAGCATTTTGGATTTGTGGGCATTTGTGATTTCCCCCTGGCACTCCTCGCAAATGTAAACCGTTGAGGATTCGACCAGGTGCAAATCATGTTCCGATTCAGATAAATTGGCTTTGTTGTCCCACTTCAGATTTAGATCCCCCTCTGCATTTTTTAAACGGAAAATGATTTCTGCCTGGCAATGAGGGCACGGCATATAATATCGGCGCCGGTCGCCTTCCTGAAATTCCTGCCAGATTCCCCCCGCTTCAGTCACCGGGGTTGAGGATTGGAGCACCTTGTAATCATGGCGCCCCTTCACCCGGTCCATGCACTCACGGCGGGTCCGTTCGTCGATCACATCAATCTCATCCAAAACCAAGACCGACACTGGATAGCTCCGGACATTGGCCGAACTGCCGGCGCCCACTAGATTCATGGTGCACCGGGAAAATTCCTGTTTGGTGAGGGTGAATCGGTCGGCGTCAATTGTGTTGTCAATGTACCTGGGCAAATGTTTCACCAGGGCTTTTGACTCCCGGCAAAAGGGCATCCAGCGTTCAGAGCTAAATGTTTTGCACAAAGAAAGATTGGGGAAAACCCACAAAATGGCTTTGGGGTCCTGGTCAATTACATGGCCCAGCATCACATAAAAGGTTGTTGTTTTGCTGGTCTGGCTGCCCCAACAGAGGGAAATCCTTTTGATTCTGGGGTTTGCTATTCCCTCCAAAATCTCATTGCAATAGGGATGAAGCCTGGTCGAAAACGGCCCAGGCTGTTCCGTGATCCGGGGCGACAATTCCACATTCTCCTCAGCCCATTCCAAAACGGTTTGCGCTTTTGGCCAAATAAAAAACCGTGATCCAAACAATTCAAGCTCAGTCATTTGAGCTCCTTTTGCACAATCTCAAAAAGTTTCTTCATGCCTTCCCTGGCGGCCTCCTCGGCAAGTTGCGGGTCGGTTGGGTTTGCCTGGACCGCAATTGATTTGGGGTAGGCATCAAGCAGGGAGCGGAACGGCTGCAACGTCCTTTTGATGGCGGCCTTGGCATCTTGCATGGGCACCAAACCGGCCTCGGCCTTAGCATATTCCAATTCTCTTAATTTCCGGATCGCATCCTCCTTGCCGGCCTGGGCCCGCAAAAGTTTGGTGCGCAAGTCCCTGACTTCACTAGATTGATTATCTTCATTCTGCCAGTGAGGGTTTTCACTTGCCCGGCGTTCTAAAAATTCTTTCCAGGTTGCCAGGTCATAAGATTCCGGGCCGCCATGCTTATCCCTAAGCTCCCACACACTTTTCCGGGTGATTCCTAATTCTTTGGCCAGGGCCGTCCATGAGCGGATTTTTTTGGTGCGGGTGCCGTCTCCCTGGCTATCAATTATCCCTTCCAACAAATCTTGCTCTGCCCGGCTCAAAACTTTCCCGGCCGCGACTTTCCGAACCACATTTTCCAAATTCTTCCGGAGGACTTTGGCGGCTTCGTCTGAGGTTAAGAGATTGGCCATTTTTTAAACTTTCAACAACTCGGGGTGTTTGCCTGTCACCTCATGCCAACGCTCGATGGCAACCGCAACGTACTCGGGTTGAAGCTCGATGGCGCGGCATTTGCGCCCGAGGTTTTCGCAAGCGATGAGGGTTGTACCGGAGCCGAGGAATGGTTCGATGACCAACGCCCCGCTCGGCGTGCTGCTCTTGATGCAACGGCCCATCATCTCAACGGGTTTCGGGGTGGCGTGACCATGCCGCTCCTCGCCGCTCACTCGGGGGAATTGCCAAACGTCGGTCATGTTCTCATGCGTGTTATCAAAGTAAGCGCGGGTCGCGTAAAATTCTTGCTTGAGTTCGTCATGCTCCCGCTTGAGTTCGTCATGCTCCCGCTTGAAGGCGTCATGCTCCCGCTTGAAGGCGTTGCCGTTGCAAGCGTCTCTTAATTTCTCGTAATCTTCTTTTGAGATTAGCCGAAAGCCTCCTTTCGTAAATGCGGACTGAGTCATGTTTTGCTTCCCGCATATTTTGTTGCACTCATCCGTTGTCAATCCAGACCGCTTCCGTTCTCCGTCGAGGTAAGCCCTAACGGGCTCCCACCCTTCCCAATAGTTGTCGGCGTTGTTGTTAAATCCCTGCTCGCCAAGCATAAAGAAAAGGCAAACCTCGTAGCCATGCGGATAGCTTCGCATTTTGTCCGAGCCGATTGGACTGCCCCACGCGCTCGCGCTCGGCGGCTTGTCCCAAATTACCTGACTGCGAAACGTCAACCGCTCCGATTCTGCCAAGCCGCCAACATACCAAAGCCGCCAAAGGTCGGGCGCGTTGCCCCAAATATATGCGCTGGCGTTGTCCTCAAGGTGAGGCCGACAAGCCCGCCACCAATCCATCTGAAACGCATCGAGCTTGTCGCGGTAAAGGTTGTCATTGGCAACGCCGTCTTTTTCCTTGCCCATTCCGTAAGGCGGGTCGGCGTGTAGCAGCGCGGCCTTTTCCTCGCCCATCAGCTTCGCCAGCGTTTCGGGTGCAGTCGAATCCCCGCAAGCAATCCGATGGTCGCCCAATTCCCAAACCTGCCCGAGCTTGGTTCCCCATTTCTTTTGCAGTTCCTCCGCTTGGTCAATCTTCGGCTCGGCATCGTTTTCCTCATCAACATGAAATTGAGTCAACAGCGTTTCCAAATCAGTCTCGGTGAATCCCGTCAAATCCATATCAATTGCCCCGGTATCCAAATCGCTCAACAATTCCTTCAGGCTTCCAGAATCCATTTCTGAAATCTCTGCCAGCCGATTATCCGCGACTAGGTGCGCCAATTCATCAGCCTCATTTTCAAAATCCTGAAAGTTTACCGGGACCGATTCCACGCCCAGGATCATGGCGGCCTCAAAGCGGCCATGACCTGAAACAATCAGGCCGCTCAAATTGGAAACCAGAACGGGCAAGCGCCAACCCTGGTGCCTGATAATTTTTGCCAGCAACTCAATCTGTGCCGGGGGATGCCTGTTTGGGTTTCGCGGGTTGGGTTTGATTTCCGGCAGGGCCACCATTTCATCAAAGGCGCAATGCACAGAAATTTCTGGCGGGGGGGATGTGGGTTCGTTGCTCATAAATTTTAATGCCCCTCAAATTTCGCCTGTAAGCCGTCGAGTGAATCGAGTGGCATAGCGACTCGAAAAGGTGCGACCAGGAGCGCACACGCAAACGTGGGCGAAAGGCGCGCACGGCGTAACCATCCCGAACCGGTTCGGTTTATACAGAAACTGTCTCTTATACACATCTGACGCTGCCGAC